CCCAATTTGAACCAGTTTGTCATAATGCTTTCTTTCGTCTTTAGTCATAATGTAATTAGATCATTAATTGAATTGATTTGATTTAAAAGATTATTAGGAATTTCATATAGATCAGCTTTAGTTTTAAAAGAAGTGCCATCAGAGCGTGTTCTTTCCATTCCTAATGGATAAAAATTTGCTTTTTCTGCAAATTTATCTTTATCAATCCATCCGCATATAGTTAAATTCATCTTAATTTTGTTTAAACTGCAAAATATATAACGATCAACTTTGTAATTTATTTGATGCCTAATAAGATTGTTTACATAGTAATCTTCCGGATCAACAGTTCTGCCCATTGTTTTAACATCATAGGTTTTGCCATTAAATGTAAAATCAATGCCTTTATCAAATCCATCAGCTTCCATTAATGCTAAACCAAGCAAATCCATAACCATGCATTGACCAACTATACCTCGCAACTGTTCGGATTGGTTTCCATCAGCTATACCACGCTGACCAAAATTATTATTTTTTAATAAACCACGACAGTAATAAACTATATTTTGATCTAATGGAATGGTGATCATTCGCCAGACCATCCAAATTGTGCAAAATACGCTTCAATTTGCGTCATATAATCTGCCATTTCAGAAACAGTTAAATCAGTTGTGCTTTTAGTGTGTTGAATAGTTTTACCATGAATGGTTATATCGGATGTAAGAAACATAGCACCGCACAAATAATGTATTTCCATGCTTGAATACCCAAGAAAATCACCGACAGACTTATAAAGATAACCCCAAAGCCGCTTGTTTTGATCTTTAGAACGGACATCATTTGATTTAATTGTAATCAGTAATAGTTGATTTTTTTCTAGTAACCGATTTAATTCCAGTATCAGCGTTGGCATTGATTGTTTCGATAAGTGAAATTGCATAATCTTTAGCTTCCTTTGATGTCTTATATATTTGAACGAGCTTTCCTTGATTCCAAACAACAAACTTTTCAGTATCCATTACTTTTGCTTTTGTAACATTGATTTGACCACATTCAATAGCCCATTCGCTTATCTTTTTCCATCTTATATTCATCATATTATGTCCCAAATGCCATTAAAAAATCCATTTTATCAAACCTGTAAATATTTACTTTTCTTTTACTTGTTTCTTTCCATGTATTTTTATGGCTTATTCCATGTCTATCAGCAATTTTTATCCATCCCATAGCTTTCCAAAATATATTGCTTTCTAAATCTTCAGCACATCCGCATTGCCATCTAAAAGTAAAATTTCTTTCGCCTTCTTCAATTACTCTATCTAAAAGTAATTTACCTCTTAACAATTTTCTAGCATCAGTTTGAATACATATTTGAGCAATTTTTCCAATTCTCATATTTTGCTGAATTAAACCAAAACTACATAAACAAAATCCAACCAAATCATTATTGCATTTAATAACAAATAATTTGTCATTACAAACATTGCTCCATCTTTTTCCAGTTTTAATTCCAGTAATAGCAGATTCATAAGCCATTTTAGGAATAAAACCTAAAGCATTGCTTTCTTTTTTGCTTAAATTTACTATGTAAGGGATATCTTCTAATTTAGCAAATTCAACAATACCTAAATCTTCTTCGACTATCATTTAGCCCTTATTGCTTCCTTTGCAAACTTTAAAGATATAGCTGGATAGTTTTTAGGATTAGCAATAATGCGTTTTGCCCACGCTCTCATATCTTTTGGTTTATTAGTTTGTTGTTCAGCCATGAATTTAAGAACCTCATGCGAATACTGATGATTTTGTTGTTTTGTTAATGTGGGAGCTTTTAATTGAACAAACTCTATTGGCTTTTCCCGGCAGAGTTGCAAAATATCAAAAATACTGGGAAAGAATTTATTGTTATCAACCCATTTATCAAATGCTTTAGTTACTACATGAAATTCAAACTTTTCTAGCTTATTGAACCAAATTCTTAAAGTATCAATATCGAGTTGTGGTTTTTGATATAAAGCTGAAATAGTATCCATGACTTGCTTAAATGCTATTTTGTCTTGTGGTGTCATTCTAGTTCCTTAAAATAATGGTTCATCCTTAATTAAATCAAATACATTAATCTTTGGCACATCAAGTTTTTTAATCTTATGATCTGGCTTATTCAAAACATAAAACATGGCTTCATGCTTTGTCATAAATTTTCTTATCGAATCACCAAAGTCATCAATAACTAAATATCTAAATGTATTCATCTTATAAATAATAAATCAATTAGAGTATAAATTCCTATAAATAAACCAATAATTCCACCTATTTTAAGAAAATCAATAATGGCTTCAATTAATTTAGTCATTTAAAGAATCCTCTATGAGATAAAAAAGAACCATGCCTAAAACTAATAATATAACAAACCATAGCAATAAGCCAACCAATTTATAAACCCACCACAAATTTAGATGAATCATACTTTTTTACTCCATCAATATGTTTAATATTGCCAGCCACAAGTTCTGTAATCGTTAAATTATGTTTTTTAGTTTTTAAATCATTAAGCCAATCTAATTTAGGTTCAGTCCATGACATAATTTTCCAAACAACATTTCCTTGATAATCTGTTTCCTCTAGCAAATATCCTAAAATTTTATTTTCCATATTATTTTCTCTTTTTAGTAGGTTTATGTTTTGTAGGTTTGTGCTTTAAAGATTTCATAGGTAAATTTGGATGCACCAAAGTTTCCAATCCAGCTTTAGCTTTTTTGTGTTTTATCGCATTAGCTTTGTGAACTTTTAAATGCGAGTTGATGCTCATACTTTACCCCCAGACAAAACTGTTGCGCTCATTAAACGATTAGTTGTTTCGTTAAATGTTAATCTTAAATTAGGAATTGCTCTTTTAGGCGGAAATTTGCCATTGGTCAATGTCATTAAACATTTACCTTCTATGGTTAAGTAAACTCTGTATTCTTTTACAAAATCCGATTCTTTCATAGCACCATTTGTTTTAGCCACTTCGGAAACATTAAGTGTCCCATTTAATTGTTTCACCCATGTTTCCAAATTTGGCATTGTATTTTGTGTTGTCATATCTTTTCCTAGTCTTGTTAATAAAAAATGTGATTTCCTAAAGCCAATTTAATTTCTTTGCCTTTAATCCAGTAAGGTTTAATCTTTCTGGTATGAAACCATTTTGCACCTCTTGTTGGATCATCAATTTTACCTTCGAGAATAGCTTTCGCTATAGGTTCAAGATATTTATATTGATGTTCCTCTGGCATACCTATCTTGCTTAAAAACTCATATTGTTTGTCTTGTTGCATAATTTTACAAATATCTTTGGGATAATGTGGATCGGCTTTTCTGTTGATTGCAGTATAAGCAACTGCAACTCTACTTAAATCCGATGGTTCACCTCTTGCTTCTCCAAACATAATTGCTGATAAACACATAAGTTCATTTAACATCTAAACTCCTAGAATGTTAATCTTTCAGGCGGTTCATCTTCCCAGCGATGTTGATTCAAATAGGTCGCTGGATTAGGTATGAACTGCCCACCCTTCTCAAACCATTGCTTACTTTGTTTTTGCCAAGCTAATGCTTTAAGAACATCTTGTAAATTAGGTCTTATCTTATTCCAAGATTTTCTTGCGGCTTCTTTTCCGATTTTTCTAGGAAACTCTGCCCAGAATGAATCGAAATCGGTGTATATATCTATATGGTTATTAGTTATTAGTTCTTTGTTATAGTTATTAGTTGGTTGAACATCCGTTGAACGCCTGTTGGAATTAGCTCTCTTTTCGGCACTTGCACGACCAGCTTTAGATGCTAAATCTATTCTATCGTGGTAAAACTTAATTTCGTCATCAGCTCGTCTTTGAATAAAACCAACTTCAGTTTTAATAAAGAAATCGTTAAGCACATTTTGAATAGCAATCTTCTCATCTTCTGTCCTCGCTGAAAGTAATCTAAAAATTTTGTCCACTTCAAGTGGTAGCGGTTGTTCGTTTAGGTAATATTGATCTAATAATTGATGGTAGCAACCATGTTCCAATAATGTTAAATGTCCTGTATCAGCCCTGTAGTCTGATATGTTGTGGGGATAGTAATGCATTTAGTTCCTCGTGTAGTTTTCTTATCGTTTCCAACTATAAATCCAAATTTATGTTTCTTGCAAGTATTTTTTTATAATTTCAACACCTTCCTCAAATCCATAAGCCACTTTTGCTTCATAACCCATTGATTCTGCTAAATTAAGGAAGTCAATCTGATTTTGTTGTAATTTACCAACATCTGTTTTCATTTCCAAAAAAAGACCATGCTTTCCAGAAGCCGTAGGAATCATTAAAAATAAATCTGATACCCCAGCAGTAACACCTTCAGCTTTGAGCTTTATAGCCGTTCCTATGTGCCTTGCGCCGCCATTTGGGATGGCAAATAGGCATTTAGCCATATAAGGATATTGAAGCCTAAACCATTTTACTAGCAAAGACTGTGCCAAGTGTTCATTATTACGCATAAAAAAAGTTTTACATGAATAGAATATTGGAGTATATTCCGTTTTGCAGTATTTATAAACGGAAACGAAAGGAAAAGACATGACAAGACAAACTAAACAATTATGTATCTTTACAATCGCTTTATGGGCTTATTTTGCCCTCTGGCTCTATGTTTTATATCCTATGTTAGACAATTGGTTAAAGGTGGTGTAATATGCCGTTAAATCAATTACATACGGATGTCAATATGGCAAACGATAATATTCCAGTTGAAAATAAAATTCATATTCAGGCATTACATCAGCCTGATCCTGATTTTTTTGATGATTCAGATGAAATCAAGAATATTCTTGAGCTTATCGAATACTATCTAACTTTCCAAATTAAAAACTTCGGTGAGTTGTATTCTGATTTTCAAGGTGATTGTGTTTTATTAAATAAAATTCACATGATCATGTTTGATGCAGAAGATAACAAAGAAGGTCGTATTAGAGATGAAGTTAATAAAGTTATCTCTGAAATGGCTTATCATGTTTACACCAAGCATGAAACAAGTAGATGGGCTAAAGCCATTTATGATGCTACAATAGAAAATATTATTTAACTCTACAGGAAACTACAAGACATGATAACTTCAGAATCAATCAAGCAAATCTCGCCAGCACTTTTACAAGCTCAAAAAGACATTACATTTGCAACTAAAGAATCTACCAATCCACATTTTCGGAGCAAATATGCATCATTATCATCAGTTATTGATGCTATTAAACCAGCTCTTAATAATGCTGGAATTGTATTTTTACAGTTTGTTAGCCCTAGTGATGATGAAAGATTAAATCTTACAACTCGCCTTATTCATACTTCTGGTGAATTTATAGAAGATACTGCAACTTGCCCATTAGCTAAACAAGATGCACAAGGATTTGGTTCAGCTTTAACTTATCTACGCCGCTATACATTAGCTACAATTATTGGTCTTTATCAAGATGATGACGATGGTCAAACCGCATCTTTAAAAGCTGATGATTTTATTAAACGCATATCTACATCTCAATCTTTAGCAGAATTAGAAAAGAATTATCTAGCAGTTCTTAATGAAGTTAAGAATGACAAGCTATTAACTCAAATGGTTATTAAAGAAAAAGACAAGATGAAGGAAAAGCTCAATGTTACTAAATAACTTCTACGGCATAGACTTTAAAGTAAGTCCTTATGAACTTATGGATTTAACAATTAGAGCTATGAAAGTAAAACAAATAAAACAAGAGTTTAAAAAAAGGAAACTAGGATATGTCAAACTTAAACACAGAAGTAAATAATATCGAGCAAGGTTCGGATGCTTGGTTTTTATTAAAATTAGGAAAAGTGTCTGGTAGTCGTTTTTCAGACTTGCTTACCGAAGGTCGATCCGGTAATGAATCATTAACTCGTAAAAAATATAAAAACGAACTCATACGAGAGCGTTTAACAGGCAAACGCATCCAATCCTATAAAACACCATTAATGGCTCGTGGAATCGAGTTAGAACCGCTTGCAAGGGCTTTCTATGAGCATAAATATCAAGTAATGGTAGAACAAATAGCTTTTGTAGATCATCCTACAATTCCTATGGCTGGTTGTAGTCCAGATGGTCTTGTTGGAACTGATGGTTTACTTGAAATTAAGTGTCCAAGCCCAGAAAATCATTTAGGGCATCTTCTCGAAAATGGTAAAGATTTAATTAAAACTTATTACGATCAAGTCCAATGGCAGTTGGTATGCACTCAACGCCAATGGTGTGATCTAGTGTCATTTGATCCTGAAATGCCGGATCATTTAAAGATGTTTGCAACACGAATCTTGGTTGATCAAGATTGGAAACAAAAAGCTGAAAGTGCGGTGATCGCATTTAATAGCGAAATTGATATGATATTAACTCAACTAAAGGAACTAACAAATGGCAATAACTCATGATTTAATCGCTAAATCTGGCGAGTATCAAAAAGATGGTGAAACAAAAGCAAGATGGACAAAAGTTGGTGTAGCTATGACTAATAAATCTGGCGGAACTGCTTTATTAATTGAACAACTCCCAGTTAATTTTGATGGCTGGATTCAAATGCGTGATCCATTACCACCTAAAAATGGAGCTGGAACAGATCATAGTTCTGGAGCTGGTGATTCAATCCCATTTTAATGATTTTACTGATGTTAATATGTTTACAAAATGACAAAATACATACATATACATAATGTTATGTATATATTTTAAGGAAATATAACTATGTGGACTACACCATTAGCAACTGAAATGAGATTTGGTTTTGAAGTAACTATGTATATAATGAACAAGTAAACCAGTTTGTCAAACTACCATCAAAGGATATAGTAAGTTGGGATTTTTGTAGTTTTCACACCAACATGAAATAACTATCAAATTTGGACTTGTTTATGTAGGATAAAGGGGAGCTTAATTGCTCCCTTTTTTTGTGTAATATATATCACTTTTTTTGATTTAATTATTAAAGTTTCATGCAAATTGTTTTCATTCTTTGTATATAAATCAATGACTTGAGTGAAAACGGATGTAAAATATACTTTACATTATTTAATATAATGCTCACCAGTCGATCCATTCTGACCAATGATGTCAATTCTATCTTCATTCCAACTATTAGATTCATCATCCGAATCATAATATCTATCTTCATATAATTTATTATTTTTATTGCCCCAGATTCGTTCATAATTCTCATCATAAAGTTTCTTTTGTTTGAGCTTGTTAGTCGAACCCTTACCAGCTTCATTATATTTACTTGCCATAATTTTCCTTTACCCATTCAGCAAATTTAATTAATTCATCTTTGTTAGCGGTGCATTTCATATTATTAGCTTTAAAAGACATAATTTGAATATTACCCTTAATGTAGCCTTTTGTATTATCTATTCGATCAAGACTAGGGCTTAAATCTCTATTTCCATCTATGGTAGTTTTTAAAGGAATACCCAGAACTGGGCATATTTCAGGAATGACTATATCTGACAACTCTATATTAAATTCAATGCCTTTTGCTTTTGCTCTATGCTTTGCCAATTGAAAAATATCTTTTTCTCGATTGTTAGCTTTCCAATCTCTTAAATAATCATTTCTTTTCTTTTTATCTTTTACTGGCATTTTAAAATTATTTTTTGTTTTTAAACCAGTCGTAAATTTTTAAAAGATAATATATAACTGAAAACAAGGCGGCAATGGATGGAAGTATTTTTGCCAGAGTGCCAATAACTGTAGCGAATGAAGCCCAGTCCAGCATATGTTTTGTATGCTCATTAAATTCGTTTATTGCTTTTAACATCTTTGAACTTTCTACTAATTAATAATATTAGGCGCAATGCCAATATAAAAAGGATTATCAGAGTATATATACAACATAGAACCATCAGATAGTAAAATAGCCAAATTACTGTCGCTATCATCAGGATCGGTTGAAACGCTTTTGATTGTTTTATTTTGTAGAAAAGAGAATATTTCTTCATGGGTTATAGCCATTTTATTACTTCATCAGGAGTAACAAATTTAGTTGCATCATATTCAACATAATCCCACCATAAAAATTGGTTTTCCGCTAAATTTTTTCTGTCTTTTAGCAAATTAATATTTTCTGGATGTCCAAATATTAATGGATCGGAAACTGACCATAATACAATGCCTTGTTTTTTTTGATCCCATGCAAGATGCTGGAAAAAGCTATCGCATCCAATCCAGATTCTACATTCAGATATTAATTTTTTCAACTCACTTAATGATAAATTTTTTCTAAAGTCTGGAACTAATGCGTTCTCACCATTAATACCTACTTGAACAATATCTTCTTTAATCAATGGTATAAGATTATTCCAGTATCCATAATTCTTTGGATTTACTTTTCCATTATGTAATTTTTGTGCAAATGGCGAAATTATTATCATATATATAACTTTCTATAAGCATTTTCTAGGCTATCAGTCCACTTCCAATCGCACATTTTTTTATAAATATTGTATTGACTTATATCGCCAAACAATGATTTAGCTTCTGAAATTGATCTGCCCGGAACAATATCTGGAAAGCAAGTAAAGACTTCTGCATTTGTAATGTCTTGGATTACATGACTAAATACAATATGATCGCCCATGCCACCTTCAAGAACCACAATTTTTTTATCTTTATAATTCAATATGTTTCTAAATATCATCTCATCATGTTCATAAAGTTGTGTATTTGATTCGGCTCTTATTCCACCATCAGGATTTTTAAGATGCCAAATTGTTGCATTAGGCACAACTAAAAGTTTATAGCCTTTTCTAAATAACCCATAAGTAAATAAAGTTTCTTCTCTATGTGCAACTCTGGATAGTCCTAAATTGTAATCATGAATACCAGCTCTATATAAAAAAGAACAATGTAAATGCTCAACTTCTTTAACATCTTTAATCGTAGTCCATTGAATGTTTGGCTCTTTATCAATATCTTCTATTTTGCCAGTTGATAACATAGTCATTGGGTTATGTGGCGGCGTTAATATTTCACCACCAACTGCACCTACATTATCATTCATATATGACAATAGTGTTTCTAAAACATTAGGTTCTGGAATCGCATCATCATCTACACGCCATACAAAATCATAGCCCATCATATTAGCTATTTGATGGTTATGGTGCTGACCTTTTTTAGCCGCAAATTGCCATTCCCATTTAATGCCTTTTATATCTAATCTTTGGAAATAGTATTTATAGAATAAGACTTCTCGCATATCTTCTGTTTGATCATTGTCATCAAAGATAATAAGTTTGTCTGGTTTTTTGGTTTGATTTATGATTGCTTCTAGGACTACTGGCAAAGTCGTATGATAACGACCACGAGTTGATATTGAACATAAAATGCTACTCATTATCCCACCTCATAATCATAAGGTTAAATCTATTACCTTCATTAATTGAAGCTGGAGTTTTTGATATAAAACCACCCTCATCAATGTATTCAAATTTAAATCCGGGAAAGTTTATTTCGGATAAGCCATGAAGTTTATGATGTTCACCCCAAAAGCCTTTGGGTTCATTATATGGAGTTGTGAGAAGTAATCGTTTGCAATGTTGTTTTAATTTTTGAGCTATTTCAAGACCATTATCTATATGTTCAATAAACTCAAAAGCAATAATAGTGTCGTATTGATCTAAAGGATAGGTATTTATATCAGATTGAACAAAAGATGCGTTTAAACCCCATTCCTGTTCGTTTGCGACATTAATTATTATAGGATCGTAGTCCAACCCTAAATATTCAATATCATTTGGTAAGAATTGAACGCCATAACCATTGGAACATCCAATTTCAAGAATTTTTTTACCTAATAGATTTCGATTAGCCCAAAGATAACGAGAAGTTTCTCTAGGAAAGACTGGATCGCCTTTTAGAAAAACTGCTCGCTCATAATTATTAGTAAGTAAATATCTATAATGGTTTGGATCATGCTCTTTAGCATAAGCCAACTCTAATCTTTTCTTATCCATTCTTATCCTTTATTAATGTGGATATACTGCCGTTACTGATTGTCCAGCCGATAATGCAACTGCAAATACAATTGAAGTTCCTGATGTAACTGTAACATCAGTTCCATTTAACATTCTTACACCTTGTAAAAATACTTCTATATTACCAGAAGTATAACTTAAAGATGTTGAAAATGTTGTTTGAGAAGCAGTTGAAGTAAATGAATCATAAGTCATTACTTTAGCCGCAGTTCCACTATAACCAGAGTATCCAGAATAGCCTGAAATTCCTGATCCTGAATAGCCTGAATATCCACTTATACCAGAGCCGGAATAACCAGAATAACCAGATATACCTGATGCGCCATTTGTGCCATTCGTGCCTGAAATTCCTGAATAGCCACTATAACCGGATGTTCCTACTGCACCAGAGTAACCACTATATCCGCTAATTCCTGAACCAGAGTAACCTGAATAACCACTAATACCACTTCCACTATATATAGAATAACCTGATGTTCCTACTGCGCCAGAATATCCGCTATAGCAAGATATGCCAGATGCACCTACCGCACCAGAATAGCCAGAACACCCTGACACTACTAATCCTCTATATCCAGAATAACCGCTAATGCCAGAGCCACTATAACCTGATATGCCAGAATAGCCTGATATACCTGAATAACCAGAATATCCACTATATCCTGATTGACCATACATGACTTGAGAAGCAGTAACAATAACACCCGGAGTTACAGGAACAGTTGGTCCTGTTTGTGCTGAAGTTGTAGCAATTGATATTGTTGTTGAAGATACTGCATAAGCTAATTGTAAATAATCACCAGCCGCAACTGTTAATACATAATTTACTGCGGCAATTAAAGCTCCAGAACCACCATGTGAAGTTCCCGGCACATTATATATTGAATTACTATCAGCAACATCTGATCCATTTTTTCTTAACCATACATCAACATTATCGCCATTAGCATCACTATTAGCAAATTGAATTGAATATTGAATATTATATGTTCCAGCATAAGCAAAAGTAATTCTATTGCCTGAAGTGATTGATACGCCATTATCTTCAAATGTTGATCCAATATTGACTACATAAGCAACTGTTGTGCTTGATGCAGTTTGATTAGTTGTGTCATAAAATGAACCATAATAACCTAAAGCTCCACCAGCTCCAGTAGCTCCAGTTGCACCAGAATATCCTGAATAACCTGATGTGCCTTGTGCGCCACTATAACCGCTATAACCAGATGTGCCAGAACCGGAGTAACCAGAATAGCCTGAAATACCAGAACCAGAGTAACCAGAATAACCACTAATACCAGAACCAGAAAATCCGCTATAACCACTAATTCCACTAAAGCCACTATAACCAGATATACCTGAACCGGAATAACCGGAGTATCCACTTATGCCTGAACCTGAAAAGCCAGAGTAACCAGAATATCCAGAAAATCCGCTACCAGAAAATCCACTATATCCGCTTATACCACTATAACCTGATGCTCCATTAATTCCTGAATAACCACTATAACCAGATATGCCACTACCAGAAAATCCAGAGTAACCTGAATATCCGCTTATGCCGCTTCCTGAAAAGCCTGAATATCCAGAGTAGCCAGATATGCCACTTCCTGAATAGCCACTATATCCTGATATTCCGCTTGCACCATTTGTGCCGTTTGTGCCACTATAACCAGAATAGCCACTAATGCCTGATGCGCCAACTTGTCCACTATAACCACTCCATCCTGAAAATCCACTAATACCAGATGCGCCTATTGCGCCTGAATATCCGCTATAACCACTTATACCTGAATCACCAGAAAATCCACTAATGCCTGAATATCCACTATATCCAGATATTCCAGAAAAACCACTAATTCCACTAAAGCCTGATTGACCATCAATACCACTATAACCAGATATGCCACTAAATCCACTAAATCCAGATATGCCTGAATACCCGCTAAAACCTGATAAACCACTTGCACCTGATGGTCCTACAATTTGACCTACATTAACCCAAGATGAACCTTCCCATACATAAAGATCACCATTAGATGAAACTATGTATGCATCATTTTGACTTCCTGTTGATGGTAAATCTGCTGGAGTTGCAACTGTGCCAATAATATTAATTGATGTGCCTTGCTGACCACTAAAGCCAGAAAAACCAGAATAGCCAGATATTCCGCTATCACCGCTATATCCGCTATATCCGCTAATGCCTGACCAACCAGATATTCCTGAATCACCAGAAAATCCTGAAATTCCTGAAAAACCAGAGTAACCAGATTCACCAGAAAATCCTGACCAACCTGAAATACCACTATATCCTGAAAATCCTGATATACCAGACCAACCACTTATGCCACTATCACCACTAAATCCTGAAATACCGCTAAATCCTGAAATACCGCTAAAGCCAGATGTGCCGCTATCACCAGAATAACCTGAAATTCCAGAAAAGCCACTATAACCAGATACACCTGAACCACTATATCCTGAATAGCCACTTATTCCTGAAAATCCGCTATATCCGCTAATTCCTGAATATCCAGATATGCCGCTAAAACCTGATATGCCGCTAAAGCCAGATGTGCCTTGTGCGCCAGAATATCCGCTTATGCCAGAATAGCCAGAATAGCCACTTACACCAGAACCGCTATATCCAGAGTATCCGCTAACGCCACTTCCGGAGTAGCCAGAATATCCAGAATATCCTGATTGACCGCTATAACCAGAAAATCCAAAGCCTGAATAACCGCTATAGCCTGAATAGCCAGAAAATCCTGATGGACCATATAAACCACGATCAAGAGTTACATCTAAAGTTTGATTTGGGATAACTTCAACATTAATATTATTTCCTTGAACAACATCAACTGAAGTTTGATTGACAGTTACGGCTATGTCTGTCGTAGCACCTTGTGTAATCGACAATGTAGCCATAATTAATTTACCACGCCATCAGAACGAACCAAGAATAGTAAAAAGATAATTGAATCTTGAGCTGGTGTTGATCCTGTTGCTGGGAAACTAATTTTAATTCGACCAGAGAATCCTACGCAGTCTTGAGCATTAATATCAAGTTCTGGATCGCTTGAAATAACATCCCAAGCTGATTCATCAATGACTAATGTAAATGTTCCAGCCGCATTATTTCGGTTTGTAATTGAAAGTGAAACTGGACTAGGTTGTGGATCAGAATAGTCTGCAATATCAAATGTAAGACCATAACGAGTATCTTGAATGTTAGTTACTGCTCGTCTTACAATTTGTGCATCTATGGTTACGCCAGTTAAATCAACTGGAGCGCCAGCAGATGCAAATGCTAAATTCCAAAAAGTTTTTTGATTATAAACAAGTTCACCAGCAATGATTTCATTATCAAAACCAGACACTTGTTGAAGTGTGTTTTTATTGAAGATAGCCATAATTTTTCCTTACAAGGTTAATGACGCAAGCATCTCTCTGACGCAATGCGAATGGTCTTATCTTATAGATGAATTATTTTACCATATTATTTAAAATATGGACCTACTAACCATGTTACTACTGTAAATCTTTTGCCCTTTGTTACTGGTTCTACACCATGCACCATAAATGATGGAAATATTATAACTGTTCCTTTTGCTTGTTTTGGATATATTTTTTTATGTCCATTTTGAATAAAAAATTTACCACCTTCAAAATCATCATTTAAAAATGCCAATGCAGTAAGTTTTCTTGTTTCATTGGTATGCTCATGAAATGTATCTACATGGGCTTCATATTTACCATTGACATCATACATTAAAAATTCAGTTTGATTTGAAT